CAAAATCATGTGATATTAGCGGGATTATATGAAAGTTTTTACAACTAATTGAGGTAAACAAAATGGAAATATTAGAAGAAATTGCATACAATCGTATAGAATGGGATTTTGATAATAATATTGAAACCGTAGTAATTGCTCACTTAAAAGATGGATTAGAATTTGTTGTTATGTCGGGTTATGATTTAATTAACTAAGGTGATATCATAATGACTAAATTAAAAGTTGTATACATTAGATGCTGGACTTGTGTTGGTAATGGCTTGGTTAGTGTTGTGATTCACAATAAATGTTGGGGTACTGCTAAATGTACAGATTGTAACGGAACTGGCAAAATAAAAGCAGGTGCTAAAAATGATTAAACCACATCTTATATCTAAAAAAGAATTCTATAAACGCGGTGGATTTAGTAACCCGAAATGTTTTCGTAAACATAAAAATGATTGTTGGTATTATTATTCTTATTAAAGGGGATTATAAAATGATTGCACACTATAAAGTTATTATTAATGGTACTGATTCAGGCATAATTGAAACAAATTTACCTTATGCACGCGAATACTGGGAAAAACAGTCGCTTAAAACGAACAAAAGAATACATTTATCTGCTGTTTATTACGAACCTAGCGAAATAGAAAGATTACATTTTGACAGCGTAATATCATTATTATGGAAACCACAAAACGAAGACCATGACAAATTGGAAACAGCCTTGATATCTATGAAAATGGCAGTGGCACATAGTTCTGATAATATGGAATTATTGGACGAGCTAGAATTTCTAATCGAAAACTGGAGTTTACAAAAATGAGTTATTACATAATTAAACTAAAATCTATTAATTGTGGCTTTGAAGATTATCCATTACATTTAATAACCAACTAACTGGAGTACATTAAAATGAGAGAACAAAATTTTACGCCAATACTAATATTTTCTGTTACTAATAAAGAAAACAAAGGAACACTAGCCGAAGAAATAGCATATAGTGCCGTCATATCGCGTCTTAATTCAGCTGGTATTCCATTTAAGAAAACATTAGGTGTTTATAATAACGAAGAACCAGAAAAGGGATTTGTAGTTACTAATATTAATGCAGAACATTATGATTTAGTTTTATCAATAGCTAAAGAATATAAACAAGAAAGCGTTTTCATATCTGATAGATTTAGGAACGCTTATTTAATGTTTCTTGAGATTGAATCTACTGAAAAAATCGGTGTGTTACATAATAATGGCAAAGTTAAGCCTAATAAAGATTATACATTAGATGTTAAAACAGGAAATTATTTTACTGTTATTGATGTTGCGGCGTTAACCACATAAAAAATGTAGCTTCATATTGTCCTATCCATTACGCAAAAGGATTCGCGTATACTTGGGCAAAAACATTACAGGAGATAATACTATGTGTGTACAAGTTAAAAACACAGCCACTAGTCAACTGACTGACACTAATAAACATGTAATCTTATATTTAGAATATTGGATAAACTGGCTTACTATCAATTCTTTTTGTGAATATCACGAAATGAGTTCTAAACGTGCGTCTATTGAAATTAATAAGGGTCGTATGATTCGAGAATCAGATTTTGGTATTTTGGCTTCCACACTGGCGGTTAAATATAAGGTGATATCATAATGAAATATCACATTCAATTTCTTCATGAGTCTATCATATCGGGTGAACTAATTCCGGCGTGTGGTTCAGACAGTGTTCACCCTTTAGACGGTAGACTTAAATTATCTAATATGATTAGAACTGCAAAACTACAAATTGAAAGTCTAAAAAGTGTACAACAATATAAACATTTTGAAATTCATCAAGGCAATTTACGGCATAGTAGAATAATATACACTAATTATAAGGAATTAACATAATGTTAACTAAACCACAAATACGTAAAAAGACTATTAAATGTAAAAGACAGTTCGTTATGTTTCATCATGCTAAAAATGATATGGGTTTACTACCCACAACTTTAGCATGTAGTAGTTTAACACGGGAACAAAAATTATGAATTGTCCACACTGTGATAATCATTTCCGTTCGACTGATGTTAAGATTACAGAATCAAGAGCAATTAAAAATGAAAACTTAGGTTTTGTATTTTGCCCAAATTGTCAAAAACAAATTGTAGTAAAAATTACACAAACTTTAACTCCAATCGGATACCACAGACGTGACACTGACTAAAAACTATACCCTCCTTAGCGGTCGTTTAGGCCGCTCTTTTTTGTTTCCCTGTCTAAGCCATTAATATTCTACAATACCTCACAGCCTATCAGCTCCCTAAGCCTGACCCGTTTATTTGAATTCAGTTTTACCCGTCGGATACAAAAAACTCACAATAAGCTTAAAATCTCCCTGTTTTTTTAAAATCGAATTACCGAACTAAGTTCAAGTAGCAGTTAACGCAGTGCTGTTTACTTTACTTTAGTAAAGGAAGTAGCTTAATGTCTATTAAATTCAATGCATTAGCATACGATTCACTAAGCATACGTGCAACCGTATGAATTTAATAGACATTATACCCCTTTATCGTGCTAAACCGCTTCTGGGGTTTTATCGATTAAATAGCCATATATAGACCTTTATCACCTATAATCCCTGTCCCTAAATCCCCGCCAATAATACCTAGATATAGCCACATTTAAGACAAAATCTACAGGCTACCAGCCCCAATATTGAGCTGAAAACAATTTGATTTTAGATTATAAAGTATGCTAACATTCAATTTATATAATCAATTCTACAGGTGGAGCATGACTGGAACTGAACAACAATTATTAGAAGTGGTACTGAATATACAAAAACAATTAACTGAACTGATAAATTACAACTCTAAAGCAGAGAAAAAACGCCGGGCAAATAGAAAACCCAAAGCAAAAAATACAATGTTAATGACTAATATGGACGTCATTTTACCTGAAATGGTTAAGGTATTATCTGAGTTTAGTGGTGAATGTTCACTTAATAGGATGGCCGTTAGAATAGCCGAACACATAAAACAGCCTAAGAAAAAAGTCCAAACAATACGAAACTTAATGAAAGTGTGGCTTAAAAACCCCGTCATCTACAGCGGTGTGAGAATAAGTCTTATCAATAAGGCCAAGCCAACGTTTAAAGGTGCTGGTACGTGCTTATATTGGATTACAGGCACTAAAATGAGTACATCGAGTAAGAACGACGCGGGATATCTGATACAGGACGGCTATTCTGACGACTCTACAGCACCAGAAATTGATATATTTTCATGATTATTCGTGAGCCTAAATATGGGATGACAAATAAGGACGTTTTTCGTTTAGCAAAATACGCCATCAGGCAAAGAGACTGCGGCCACTATGAATTGTACGCTAAAATAATGCAATCCGCCGAAGCAGCAGCCCGGCGAATAAGGGTTCTTAAGAAAAGGATTTAGACAGGAAGGTTTTCAGGTAGGTCAATATGAACGTGTACCACGTCGTCGTAACATGGTCGAATCGCCCAACAGACACTTAAAACTACATAAGTTATGTTATTATAGTTTACGTAATCATGTTTCCTCGGCACGTTGTTTCGTGTCACCTCGAATAGAACCTCGTTAATATCGGGGTTTATAAAATATTTAATTTCCATTTGGTTTCCTTTTGCAATCACATTGTTTGTGAAAAATTAGTCTTGTTAAATGATGTTCAAACTTTTCAACGCCCATTTGTTCTATTAGGGATGTTATGTCAGTAACGTTGTAGATTTGTGACACCGCGTTCAAGACTGTCACCATTTTATCGATAGTATTTTCAACACAGTCCATACTATGGCCGACAGATTCACAAAATGCTTCCCTGTATTTTAATTCGTTGTATTCATTTACGATATCACTCATGATTTAACACCATAATTACAATGACCCGGCGTTCCGACATTAACTATTTTTCTAGCCTTCGTTATTTTTTCAGCAGATATCAATTCGCGCCTAGACTGATTTGGGTCTACTATTGTGTCATTGAAGTAATCAACAATCATTTGAGCATATTCTACGGCTGTATGCCCTGTTTTCGATGTTATGCACTTTGAAGTACGGGTATCAAAATGTTCAGTCATTATTTTTCCCGAATTAATAATTTTAATTTGTGTTTTAATTTTCATAATTCATTATCCAATACATCAAATATTTGGCGTAAAGCTACCAACTCGTGACACGCATGAGACCGAGCTGATATTGTTCCGCCGTCAATATATCGGTCAGTTAACAACTCGTTATGTAAAATAGAAATTAAAATTTTAGCGTCATCCACTTCTAATTCAGCAAATTCACGACTAATTTCAGTTTTAAGTCTCACTAAATCATTTTCATATCGTGTAAAGTACTCATGGGTGAAATGTTTTGAAAGCTTTAATTTATATAAAGACAATAAAATATTTTTAACTTTAATATCTATGTTGCCTTCAGTATCTACCTGTTCGAATGTTTTCATAATTTTTTCCCCAGTTAACTAAAAATATCGTAGTCTGTGTTTAATTCAGCATCGATGTGGCCATAAATCCAATGCTTTACTTTACCTGAACCATTTGGGTTCGGCCTGTTATCTTCTGCATACCAAATTATCCAATCATCAACAACTAATTTTTCCTTGAAAATTCTTTTTATTTTATTTCTATACGTTTGTGCCTTTGATTCATCATCGGCCAACGATTCAGCAACGAACTTTGACATGTCATTCAAAGTACACTCGCCACTATTGGCCATCAATTTAATACGAACCGCGTCTAGTATCGCTTTGTTTTCAGAAATTTCAACTTCGGCTACTGATTCATCTAATTTAAGCACGCCCACTTCATCCCCATTACTAATTTCTACCGATTCTTTTTTAAACCAAATTGGTTTGCCGGTTTGAATACTCAAGTTTGATTTAGCTCCGTCCAATCTTACATGTTTATAGCGGTCACTAAGTGCTACGCCGGTGTCTTCCGCGTCTTTCTCACTCATGCCGTACAATGTAACAGTAACCCGAGCAATCGCATTAAGGGATGACGCGCCCCGTCCTGAATCCATGTTACCGGCTTGTCCTTCACTATTGCCCGACACTTTTCGTGTGTGGTGAACAATAAGGACGGCGCATTCGGTCATAACTGCAATTTCCCGATACATTCTACCAATTTGTGCTATTTCTTCATTACTATTTTCATTCACCATGTGAGTTTCAATGAATGGGTCAATAATAAGTAAACAAATATCATTTTCTTTTATGTAATCTATAATAAATTGTTTATAAACCGGTATCACGTTACCATTTTTATTGCGCTTTCCGATAATAAAAGGCTTTTCTACCCCTGAATAAACATATAAATTATCTTTTAAGTCATTTTTATCAACGTTAAAATAAGTTTTTATGGCTTGCAAACGCCGCATTTGTTCTGTTTTGTCGTCTTCATTATTAAGTATTAACACCTTACCTTTTTCATGTGGGAACAAGCCAAGGATATCCTCACGTTTTGATGCTAATGATATTGCCAACTGTAAAGAAAAAGTAGATTTACCGGCACTTGGTGGCGCGATAATGACTGTGACTTTTTCACGAATTAATAAATGACCAAGAAGAAAACGACGCTTTGGTAGTTTGGTGTCAAGACCTTCTAATTTTCTAATGTCTAAACTTTTAGTTTTTGTTTTTGGTATTATAAGTTCAGCATCTAATAGTTCTGCGAAATCCGCTTCGGCACTGTCGCAGCCTATTTCATTTTGAGAATATGAATAAGCGTTCAGTACTTTGGCCGTTAACTCGTCTAATGACCACGGTGGTTGGCATTCTTCATTCCATTTACTACTAATTAATAAACTTATTGCGTCATCTTCACTTAAACCAAAGTCATGCAGCCTAGCGCATACGGTGTAAGTTGTTTGGTCCCCGCCGAAGCCTTCCACAGCCACAGGCGTTGTTTCTGCTTGCAAGTATTCGGTAGCCCGTTTAATTGCTTCAGTGGAATTCACAGCTTGAGCTTTATTCTTACGAATTTTAGCCGTCGGTGTTTTACTTAATATAAAATTAAGTAACGCTTCAGGTGCTTGTTGTATTTTATTTTTCATAATAATTTTTTAGGGGACCATTTATAACAAGTCATTAATTTTGATGGATAATGTGACGCTTCTATTATGTATTTGGGGTCAAACTTTGGATTAAACAAACCAATAACAGGCAATCCTTTTAGTAAAAAGAATGTCATGCTACCCATTTTGTTATTACGCGCGACTGACACAAGTTCTGAATCTTTTATGAAAGCCACACATTTTATTTGATAAGTCATTTTAAATTACTCAGAAATAAATGTGCAGATAAAATTAAGCCTAATGAACCCACCATAATTGCCAAAACAATAGGTATCGCAAAAGACGTTTCTTTTTTAGGTTTTGTTATTTTTTCTTCAAAATATTTGCAATGCATTCTCTTGAGTCTTAAGTTTTCACAACTTTCAGACCCGGGAATACCTGTAACCTGAGAACAATTGTTATGTCTTATATGCATATTTTCACATCTGTCAGGCATATTAAGCATTAAATCTGTGAAATGAAATTTACAATTAATACAAATAGTTTGAGCATCCATTTTAACGACCTCGACTGTAATTATTAAAAATTCTTTTTATAACATTGAAAACAGGCTTAGTTCTAGCAACAATTGGGTTGGTGTTTTTGTTTTTTCTAAATGGTACGCCGTCTTTCATAGCTTTAATATAAAGGGCTACATGCTTACGACGCACTTTATAAGCCTTGAATGATTCGACATTTAAACGCTCATTTTTAAAACTACTGGGTCTTTGTATTTTAGTTTTAACTACACGATTAACGTTACCTATAGAACCATCTTTCAGTTTAATTGGGACCGTTACTATATGGTGTATAAATCTATTTTTGTAAATCATTTTTTCTAACATAATTTAATTTCCTAATTGTTTAAAAAGAAGTATAAAAATACTAATGCCATAGCTATTACGTGTTCCCAGTTCATAGCAACATTAGCCCTGCAACTATAGCAAAACCAAGACAAAACCACAATAAATTTTTCATATTAAATCACCTATTTTGTTGTCAAACGATTTTCTAGCACAACAAGCAAGAAAAAAATCCTTGCCTGAATATAAATTAAATTTTTCTCTATTAACAATAGCTAGGGCTTTGAAATTTGAACCCCTAATTGTCACGCCGCATATACCTGTTTTACTACATTTAAACACCGTTCTATTAAAGTTTTGTAACATAGGAGTTGTGTCTCGTAAATTGTTAAACGGATTATTAAGGCCATCATTATCTTTATGGTCTATGGTTCCCTTCGGCCAATTACCTGTCTCTATCAGCCAAATTAATCGATGAACGTAATAGCTTTTACCTTCAAAGTTTAATCGTCGGTATGTTGTTTTCTTATCTTTGTCCCTGTGTAAATGTCCCGCTTCTTTTCCCGCGAGCCATTTATTTTTATAGGATTCAGGCCAATATAATTTACCACAGGGTGAATCATATTCAAAACAATCTAATAACCTGTATATAAAAGCTTTCATTTTTTAACTTCAGAATAAAATTCGTTTGCATATTCAATGAATTCGTGAAAACTCTCATGAATGTGAACTGTTCTGCCCGCATTCAATGCCGAGGAAACACAACCCTGTAAGCTCCAATTATAAAATTTAAAATTGTTCTTATATGTTTTCGATAAAACTAAATGTGAAAAATACCTGAATCCCCATTTATTGTTACCAATAGCTTTAGTTAATATAGCTATCCCATTTTTAGACTGTGTTTCGTAAGATATTATAGTCCCGTCAATCATACTAAAATCTCTTATTGATTCATACAAGTCAATAGTATCGGTTTTAGGTTCAACCGTATAAATTCGTTTCATGTTGTGTTCTCCTGTTTATGGTGTATATTTCAAAACGTTTTCATCAGCTTTTAAGGCCATTCGTTTTGCTGTGTTCAAACCTTTTCTTAATTCCTGAAATTCAGCGAACATCATATTATATATTCGACCTGCGCTATCTATTGGTCTTTTATACTTACGACGTTCTGTATTTATTTTGGCCTGTAATGCCGTAGCTTTAAATACTCGTTTTTCGTCACTAGAAATTTCTTGTATGTAATTTGATATTAAAAAAGAACGCTCTGTTTCGAAACGTTCTGGATTTTCTTCTTGTAAATTTTTCCAATAGTCAAAATCAAATTCCATAATAAGAGCCTAAAATTATTAATCCAAAAATGTTAACTAAATCAATATTTATTTCTAATTTATTTTCTCTGTAAATTAGAAATAATTTTTCGAACAAAAAGGCATATGTATCAAACATTATTCAATTGCGTGTATTATTAGGGCGAAAAAATAAGCGGCGAATAAAACTACCATTATTAAACTTGTACCTTTGCAAAGTTCAATTATAAATTTTCTTGTCCATTTAGCCATTCGTATTTACCTATGTCTAATTCACTACCCGGTGCGACAATATAACCGCCTTTACTGCGTGTGTCAACCCCGTCACCTAAAATATTTACACCTTGTGTTATTGCTTCATCGACGACGTACATAAGATGGAAGCCACCCGTTGGCGTCATAGATGCTAACGTGGTGTCAAGTTCTCCGTTTTCCTTTTCGAATTTTGTTAGTGATGCACTTCCGTTTTTACCATTTTTGTTATCTATGTCAATAACAAGTAAGGCTTTCCCGTCGCCAAAATCAGAGGTAGAAATACCTATATTATAATTTAGTTCATCACCTGTTATATTACAAGTCCAGAAATCAATTATTTTATTTTTATTTCTTGTTGCTCTAACGGGAAACTTTTTTATAGCGGGTAATTTACTATTTTCTTTTAGTGGAAAAACGTAAAAGCCCATTTCAGCTAAATTCAAAGCATGTTGTAACTTAGTAGTCATGCTTATTTTTTCCTATATAATTTTTTATCTTCCCGTTTTTGCCAATCATCCCTGCACCAGCTATCACAAAATCTAATTCCATGAGCTAAGGGTTCATCACAATTGTGGCAACTGCCTTTTGCTTTTGGGCCTTCTTTCTTTTTATTACTTAATGCTGATTTTAAATAAATCTCATTTAATTTTTCAGCGTCATCTATTATATCAGCCATTTCATTTCCTTTATATTATAGAATGTTTAAGTACACTCAGCTAAATGAACTTCTACTAAGTTAGCAGAAGGCACTAATGATTTCAAGTTAATAATATAATTATCATCCCTGTCGTCTAACGGGATTATGTATACGTCATAGGGTGATGTAACCACTACTGCATATAAATAAATGGAACAAGATTTAAATAAAACTACAACAGAAGCCATTGTATTTTTTTGAGGTTCAATTTCAGGCACAGTTCGTGCAGGTTCCACATCTACCGTTGCACAACTCACTATTAAGATAGTCATCAATACTAATATTAATTTCTTCATCATTTACGCTCTCCTGTATTTTATGTGCTATTTTTTCACTTATTTGTTTTGATAAATAATATAAATAATCTAACGGGTGGTCTTCTTCTATTGCTAAATTAAGAATCCTAATCGTGTTTTTAATATTCTGCATTATTTCCTGTACCTTTTACCTTCCCATCCGTCGGCTTTTAATGGTAAATCTTTAGCCCAAGCAGGTTTTTTCAAAAATATTTTTTCTATTATATCATAACAATCTAATTTTGCATCAACTTCACAAACTATTTCATCATGTACGTGCATTACCATTTCATACCCGGCGGCGTCAACGTTAAGCATGGAGTGTGCTAGTAAATCTCTTGATATAGCCTGTACTACGTTTTCCGTTAACTTCCCGCCGTAAGTGTCGGTGTACTGCCATTTATAATTTGCTACCGTTTTATAAAATAAAGCGGGTTTAGATTCACCCCAAGGTGTTTTTTTATTTTCAACTTTGGGGTAAGGGTAAGACATTAATCTACCTGAAGGTAATTTGCAATATAAAAATGAACCTTTTTTAATAAATCGTATGTATTTACCTGCGCCAATTACATTTCCAGGATTTAATACCGCTCTAATAGCAGCATTTTCTATTATATTCCAGAATCTTTTTGTCTTTGGCCGATTAGCCCGCCATGCGTTTTTTATTTCATCGGCTTTTTTATCTGTTATTTTAACGTTGTAGCCTTTAGCCATTTGTTGGAACGCACCAATTCCGCCTTGATAACCGAGTGCTAATTCTGAAACTTTACCTACTTGACGTTCTGACGAGCTTTTACCTATGTTATCGTAAGTTGTGCCATAAATACCCGCTGCTGCTATCCTGTACAGACATAAGCCACTTTCAAAAGCATCTAATATCTTTTGTTCACCCGCAACCCAAGCCAATACAACAGCTTCAATTGATTTAAAATCTAAGCATACTAATTTCATGCCATCAGCAGCAGTTAGCAAACCCCGTATACAATACGAAATTAAATCTAAGGGCTTGTCATGTATCAAAGATAACGCATCGGGATTATTAATAATATTATCTAAAATAGATTCTATCATTTTTTGAGACACACCGGGACGTGGTAAATTATGGGGTTGAATTTTTCTACCTGCCCATCTTCCAGTCGCCGCACCGTGGTATTGAAATAAATTTCTTATTCTGTTGTCAGCACTAAGACTCGTCTGAATTGTTTTTAATTTGCTATTACTCGATTTAGATGCTTCGCATCTAGTTTCTAAAACATCACGTAGATGGTCATTTATATCAGTATCTAGTAAATTTTTTATGTCGGCTTTTGCTACACCTTTAGTTTCAACGCCATTGAACCGTAAATACTCTCGTATACTTTGAACATTAGTACAGGCTGAAACATAATTTTCAGTTATATTAGCCATATGTTCATTGTATTTTAATTTTATTATGTCAACAGCTTTATCGGCATAATTAACGGACTTAATATCGACATGAATACCTTTAGCATTTATTTTTTGGTCTAACACCCACAGTTTTTGTTCTTCTTCTGATAAAAATCGTAAACGGTTATCTAATTCACGTTCACCCACAACATCTTGTACACAATAATTAAACAATCTTTTCTTTCTATCGTCGTCATCCCACCACAAAAAAGTTCCGTCGTCGTTAATTTTTCTAGGTTTGGCCATCTGTTTCATGAGCCTTGAACCTTTCATGTCTTTAGCATCTGCGATACCACAAGCTGCGGTGGCTTTTTCTAACGAGCCAGGCAGACTCATTGCATAAGCCATAGCCATTGTGCATCGAAGTTGTTCTAAATCCATGTATGGAAATTTATATTTAGGGACTAAAATACAATTCCAAATTGTCCACTCGAACTGTGCGTTATGGGCAACAATTATGTTGTTATGTTTTACGTTATATACTAGTTCTTCTAACGGGGTAGCTTTTTTAACCTTAAAAGATTCAGTCAATGATACCTCGTCATCGCCTTTAGCAAATGCCGCACACCAGACGTGTGTTGATTCCGCTTTAGCATAAACTTCAGTAGTTGTTTTTAATAAGTCTACCGCGCTACGGGTTTCAAAATCTAAATGGGTTTCGTTTTTTCTTTTCATATTTTAATAAAATGGGTCTGCGAAAACACAAACCCATTTTTAGCCTACCTATAATTTTAAATGTTAAAAATTAAGCGAAAGGGTCTTCTTCTGGTTCGTCGCCTTCTTCATCTGTAGTTTTACTGTTGAAGTCTTCGTCTTCTAGTAAATCTTCAAAATCAGATTCGGCACTTGAGCCACCCGCTAAGGGTTCACCATCAGCTACTTTGATAATGTTGTTTAGATAAAAGGTAACGCCCGGGGCCATGCTTTCGCCTTCATACGCTGCCGGAACTACAGTTGCTTTGCAATAACAACCAGAATACAGTTCTGAAGTGTCTAAGATAGGTACAAAAGCACCGTTAACAATTTCAGTAACTTGTGGTTTGCGTGTGCTTGTGCAGTTCATTAACGTATTGCCGTCGATGTAACCTTCATATTCATAATCACCTTGGTCTTTAAATGGTGATTTTAGACGTTTGGGTTTCTTTTTACCCCATTGATTTTTTACGCAATCTTGAGCGGCGGCTTTTAATTTTGATAAATCTGCATCTTCATCAAATAGCATAGCTGCACTAAATTTTGGTTTACCGGTGGAATTCTGATGTACTTTAGCTTCGAACACACCATTTGCAAACGCTAATCGGAATACGGGTGTTAATAATTTCTCACCCACGTAGTTTTTCTTGGCCATGTTATTTGTCTCCTGTTTTTTGGTTAAGTAATTCTTTGAAATCAACTTCAGCAGAACTAGCCACTTCTGGTGATTTATGGTCTTGTGGTACTAGGTTAGTTCCCGAAGATTTGCTTAAAATAAATTTAGATAAAAATTTAACATGCTCTTTACCTAATACTTTTTCAACTTGTGCGGGTGTTTTTATGTCTTCCTTAAAACATTTTGCAATTTCATCCTTGCTTAATTTTTTAAGCATTTTACGCATGTGTGTAGCGTCACCATTCCAACTACGTGATGCACGTTTAGCAACCAATTTAAAACCGGGTGTTTTAACGCCGACATTCGCTTGATTCCATGCAAAATTTTGAACCGACTTAATCCAAGTTTTAAGTAATTCAGCCATGGTTAAAGCTTTACTTAGTTCATCGGTGTCATAAGGTAATTCTTCAGCGAATTCAATTTTCATAGCTTCATTTGCTGTACGAATTAATTCAGGACATTTAATTGCACCGGGACAGAATTGGCAATGGTCACCTGAAACTAATGGTGCATTTTCTTCTTCTGTTGCTAAAGCAGCATTATATAAATCGACTGCAAAGTCCATTAATTCACCCGGTGTTACATCTTGATACCGGATTATGCCTTCTTCACATGGAATCCGTGGCTGAATTATTTTAATACGAACTTTTTTTACTTCATAACCGATACTCTGTAAAGCTAACAATGCACCCAAGCCATAATATTTAAGCTGTGGATTATCTTCAACTTCTACAAAAAGACCAGCCCCGTATTTTAAATCAGTGACTTCGAGTACTTGGCTTTCCATGTCGTATATGAAATCATCATTAGTACCAAAAAAAAGTTCATGAACAGAAGACATTTCAAAACTGAATTCCGTTTCGTGTATTGACCCGTTTTTGCATTCTTTTTCTACGCGACGTATTTCATCAACGTATTCTTGAATGTATTCTGCCATTTCAAGAGTGAATTCTACACCATTTTCAGCAATCAAACCTACATACCTGCGGGTTTTTTCCTGACCACCTTTTAGTGTACATTCTGCTAGTTCATGTGCCGCCGTTCCTTCTTCAGCAGCAGCAGAACTATGATTAGGCATACCTTCGGCCATAGTCACGGAGCCAGCACACGTCATCCAACGTTTAGCTGAACTGGCCCCTAATTTAGAATGAATCATAATTTAAAGCTCGGCTTCTAAAGCTTCTACTACTGCGGGATAATCATCGGAATCTAATTCACTTTGTTTATTAGCCCCGAATTTTTTCATGATACCAATTACAGTTTTTAAACCACTTTTGTTTGTGACTTTATGCATTAGCATCAAAACATCGTCTGATGTTACATCTTCTAAATCAGCATTTTCTTCCACTTCAGGTTCTTCAATCTTTTTAGGTTTTTTTGGAGCTGATTTTCCTTTGGCCTTTTTATCACGCTTCTTATTGCCTAATTTTTTACTAGATTTTTCGGGTTCTGGCTTATCTTCAATTTCGGGTGATTCTTCAAAATCAGCATTAAAATCTGGTTCACCTTCTATTTTTGATTTAACAGAACGTACTATGGCATCACTAATAGCTTCCACAAAATTATTTACAGCATTTTTTAAATCTGACATTCTTCATTCTCCACTTAGTTAATAAAAACTGATATTAAGCAATTTTACACTATTGACAAATACAGTCAAGATAATATTTCGTTAATAGTTATTATTTTTCTTTCTAATATGTCTATAATATCAGAGTCTAAAGAATCAGGTATTGTTGCTATTTTAACATCAATGATATGCTTCTGATTTATACCTTTGAACCGGGCCATAACCTGAGCATTTGTCCCCGGTACATAATCTAACTCAACCATTATTACGTTACTAGTGCAACTTAAATCTATTGCTATGCCCGCTGCCATTAGGTTGCCAATGAAAACTCTAGTTCGTCCGGCCCTGAATGCTTCTAAACGTTTTTGTCGTTTCTTTGCGTCAGTACCACCCCAAATGATAACAGGTTTAAGAAATTTTAACCTATCTCGTATGCCCACAATAACATCCCGATGGTGAGCAAATATAGCTATATTAGGCACACCTGACATTAGCATTTCCTCCACCAACTTACAAACAGGTTCTATTTTAGAAAGTGCTGTGTATCTTCTTACCGTTGCAGTAGCCCGGCCTTTTGATTTAGCTAAAGCATTTAATTTTTCATCATCAGATAAATCAGAATCTAATATTCTTTTTATTTTATTATTCTCTGACATTAATATTTTCTTTTTTTCAGGACGTTTAGCCCATTCCATAAAATATAATTCTTCGTCTACTATGGCGGGTTCCATGTAATATTTTGTAATGTTTATTGGTTTTAATTCAGGCATAACTTCATCCAGTTTTCGTCTTAACATTATAGGTTCTAAAATTGATTTTAATTTTTTAACATTTTTAACACCGGTTATCTGAAATTCACCACTATTATCGTAGTATCCTTTTGCAAAAGCACATCTGAAATCGTAATGGTTATATTTACAAACACCTAACACTTTTAACGTTGTCCAAATTTCCGTAACTTTATTTGGTACAGGTGTGCCACTTAACAAATACAGATTTTCTACGTGGTGAGTTAACGAATCTTTCCGATTAAATTTCTTACCATATATAGCTCTAGTTCTAGCGGCTTTTTTACTCTTAAGATAATGCGATTCATCTATTATAATTACCTTTGGCATTATAAATTTAAGCTTAGGTAATAATTTTTTAGAAACAGCTTGATTAAATGAGCATATATTTATACCGTCACGTAGGGGTTCGTCAGTAGTTTTATACAGTACTCTAACTTTCCAATTGAAAACACTAAAATTTCTTATTTCTATTTTCCAATTAGTAATAGCACATGCCGGACATATTACTATGACAGGAAATTTAGACAGCATATCGATGCATCTAATAACCTGTGGAGTTTTACCTACACGCATTTCATCTGCCAATAATGCACTTTTTCTTTCGAACAGGAAATCCGCGCCTACTTCTTGAAAATGTTTGAGCTGCATTTTAATATGAATTTTTTAATTTTACGATTGTATCCAGCATTAAAGAAACGTCGCCATAAGTAGCCAAAAACTATAGAACGCACTGTGAATATCATTGTTATAGAAACACTACCTTTCCAAAAGTCCACGTTAAAACCGTACAATGGATTAACCACTAACGTCCATAACAATAGGGCAGTAAAAAACCCGAAGGCTGTTTTAGAACAGACTTCGAATAATGATTCTAATCTACTTTGCTTCATTTTCAACATCGCTCATTGAACGTTTAGGGTATTCCATTCTTTTACATGCAAATTCAAGTTCGGCTAGTGCATTCCAAGCTTTTTGTGCTAAATGAAAAACCGGTAAATCAGAATCGATTTCCCCGTCTATGAATCTATATAACATGTGGCGACTACCCGCATCGGCGTATCTTGATTCACCCTTATCTACTTCTAAAAATCCTAATTCAGAATATTTAATTGCGCCATGGGTTGTAACTTCAGCAACAGCAAGCAAGGCTCTAGGGAAGCCTTTAAACATTAAATCTACTCGGGGTTTTCCGGCGTCTAATTTTGCGCCGGGGTCACTAGCTGATTTTCCACTAGGGTCAGACTCATAGAATGGATTTAATAGTCTATCATCCTCGTTAACTATCACATACTCACCTATTTCTGAATCACTCATGTTATTTTTTACCTTTCAAGTTATTATAGCCTAATAACGCTATATGTATAGCGTCGGCTTCGTTATCATCAGTTATGTAGTCATTGACTATATCATTAGCTGCTTCAATCATCAAGTCTTTATCGGCATTACCCGTACCAGTAGCATATTTTTTAATTGTACCGACACCCAAGCCAATTAAATTTACTTGTTTTTCATAGCAGACCATTTCTAAAATACCCTGAAAACAGCCGTAAACATGGGCCGCTAAGGTTCCCCTGTGGCGTTTAACATCTTCATAAAATATGGTGTCACCCACGGCTATTTTAGTGCCAAGCCAATTTAAATAATCTCTGTACCGTTGGCCCGGATTTCTTTTGTCTTTTTTAAATTGAATCATTTCGCTATGTATAATAGTGCCCTCTCTATTACAAACCGCGTACCCTGTTTTAGTACCTAAGTCAATTCCTATTATATCCATTTTATTCTCGTATTCATTTGCATTAAAGTGTAGTATATTATAATATCTATCGAATTCACAAGTAAATAAGGAAAATAAAATGATAAGACCTACATGCTGTGGTAAAAATATGCATAAAATATGTAAAACCCGACACGGCAAACAAAGATACCGGTGCAGTTCTTGCGAACGTACAACTACAGGTTTAAAAGTAACTGCCGATGATGCTGTGATTAAAACTCAAAAGAAAAACGCAACTAATGTTCGTAGTGACGTAAAAGAAGGATTCAAAAAATTCGTTGTTACCTGCGCCCAGAACAATACCGAAGTTGATTTACATTTTTTAGCAACACTTAAAAAATATTGTGAAGTTAATCACGCCACTTTAATCGTAATTGCGACACATTACAAAAATATAAGTGCTTTCACGACAAATCAAGAATATAAAAAGTGGTGGCCTTCTGAAATACTCCCTTATTTAACTGAATCAAGACTTGACTTAGGTGGCAACATAGTAGTTCGTGGGGATGTTCGAATAGCCTGTACCACACTTAATCCTCTGACGGGTAAAGAACCAATAGAAGGTGATAAGTGGACTATTTATGGTCACCCTCAATTTGCATTAGAACCCGTATCATGTCCTAAAAATAGAATACCTAAACATATGTATACTACCGGCTGTATTACTAAAAAGAATTATAGTAAAACAAACTTAGGTGTTCGGGCCGGATTTCATCATGTCACAGGTGCTTTAATAGTAGAAGTGAAAGGTAGTAAAAGTTTTGTTCGCCAATTAAATGCGGGTAAAGATGGTGATTTTTATGATTTAGAACATCATTATTTTCCGTACAAACGCCGTAAGAAAGAAAACATATTAGCTTTAATTCCGGGTGATGAACACGTTAAATTTAATCATCCAAAAGTTAGAGAAATAACTTATGATGCACCCCACAGCATGGTCAATGTGTTAAAACCTAAATACATTGTTCGTCACGATGTTTTAGACGGTTATGCAGGTTCACACCATCATTTAAAAGACAACGTAATCCGATATGTTAAATTCATAACCGGGGATAACGATTACAGAAAAGAACTTGACGAAGCCGTAAACTTTATAAATGATACTACACCTGATTTTTCGACAACATTAATTGTAGACTCCAATCATCACGACCACATAGATAAATGGCTTAATAAAGTTGATTATAAAGAAGACCACATAAATGCAGTTTTGATACTTGAACTAGTTAAAAAACAATATGAAAACGCTGAATCAGGAAAAACTACTAAAGCGTTCTTAATTTATTTAGAAGAACATCTAAAATGTAACTATAAATTTCTGGATGTTAATGAACCTTTTCTAATAGGCGGTATTGGTGTCGAACAGCATGGACATATAGGCACTAATGGTTCACGCGGTAGTGCCCGTGGATTAGCAAAAACAACGGCTAAATTAATAATTGGCCACGGTCATGGTGAACGCATAGTCCGTGGTGTGTATCAAGTTGGTGTTAGTACTGGTGTTATGAACTATGAAAAAGGTATGGGTGACCACGGACACGCTCACGGTATTATATACGCAAATGGTAAACGTGCAATAATAACTTTAATGGGTAACGAATACAGGAGTTAACACAATGAAGGCTACATTTATTTTATTAATTATTTTACTAACAGGTTGTGCAGGTTCATCTATAGATTTAATAGAAACGGCTTTTGATAATGGCTGCAATATTAAATCATTCACTGAACGTGGTTCGATGACAAAAATAGAGTGTAAATAGTGGCTAGACCCTGTACAAGTTTAAGTGCTTTATGTACTAAATACGAAGAAACCTGTTCAGTAAAAAAGAAGACAGGCAAACAAGATGTGTACCGAATTAACAAGTACATTATTCCGTATTTTGGTAAAAGAACTCGGGTGTCAGATATTGATTATGAAAAAGTTTATAACTTTCATGAATCATTATCTAGCACCCCGTACTTAGCTAACAGATTATTAGCCTTGCTTAAAAATATTCTTAACATGTCCATATTATGGAAGTTTGTAGAAAAAGATTTCGAACCCTGTAAATATGTTAAGTATTTCAGGGAGTATAAACGCCGAAGAATACCTTCGGCTAATGAATTAGAAGAAATTCTAAAACATTTAAAATCGGAGCCTCATACGGGCTCCGTTTTATTTATAAATTTGCTGCTTTTCACGGGTGCTAGACCTTCTGAAATAGAACACGGGCTAAGGGCCAATATAAAAAATAACATATTAACCTTGAAGGAACACAAAACTGATAACACAGGTGAACCAAAAGAAATTTATATTCCCGATTTTTGTTTATCCATGATACGCGAATTGAGAACACCGAATGATGGTTCTATAACTGGAATTAAAAGTCCCCGTAAGTTATGGGATAAAATACGTGTTAAAGTTGGTTGTGTTGATTTAAGACTTAGGGATTTAAGAAGACATTTTGCTAGTATAGCTCTCAACAATGGCGCATCACTAGACCAAATAGGGGAGATTCTGGGCCATAATTCAACCCAGACTACTAAATCATACGCGTGGATGTTGGAAAGTGTCGCTAAGGTTATAGTAGAGAATGTTAGTCAGTCAATAGCCGAATCGATTTAGCTTTAGTATTGTCAGCAAAGTTGATGCTGATAACTATAAATCCGTATTCACCGCATTGTTTATTAACTTCTTTTTTTATTTTTAATTTTATGCTTGGATTTTTAATTTGAGAAACAATGTGTCTAGTTATTAATTCTTCAGTTATGCCTTGCGCCATGTCACCTAACACATTGTCTTCATCTTTTATATTAAGTGTGTATGCCCTAACATCAAGTATTCGGTATCTAACTATCAAAGATATTGACAATGAAACGTCATCTTTAGTAGTTATAGATTGAGTAGGCAAATTCAAAACATCGGTTCTGGTATCTTCCACAAATAATTCATCGATAAATGGTAATTTCCAACTTCGTCCGGGGTATATCTCGCATTTATATCGCCCCCAACGAAGTTTTATTCCCCTTTCGTATTCGTCGGTTATTTGGAATAATTTAATACTGTCCCAAAAGCCTATTATTAAATCAAACAGTTTTTCCCACATTAAATTACCCCCTTGTTTTTAGTTACCTCTGATTTGCCGCATTATATCAGATAAACGTTTTCCCTTACGCTTTTTATCTTTATTTATTAATTCAGCTGCGCGTTTAGCCAAACCATCACCCGGAAAATCATCAGGTTCGATTTCAGGCTTACCAGCTTCTTTTTCACGTTGACGTCTTTCGCGTGCTCTTTGCCTTTTCTTCAGTACTTCTTCAGTTATTCTAGCCATTTAATTTACTCCTATTTAGTTATGCCATTGTATTTTTCAACTGACCTTAATGTTCCAATACCTAACAATCCAAATAATGTGGTGGTTAATGTTGCTGTATCCAAAACAGGTGGTGTCGGTATATCTATCACCACACACAGCCAAGTTAGAAATGGATATATAATAGTTGCGTACGCTAACCCGAACACACACACCCAACCAACAGCGGGACGCCATCTTGATTTAAATTTATCATCACTGCCAGCTTCTACTTTATTTATAGCTAGTTGACCTAAAATTACTTTTAGTTCAGCATCGACGCTTTTGAATTGGCCGTCTTGATGTAATTTAATAAGTGCTATTTTAGCTTCTGCTTGTTTTTCTTTGTCCGGAAATATGCTATCTATGACATTTCCTAATAGGGGTAAAAATGCTTCTATCATAATTTATTACTCCAATATTTCAAAATGAAATAAATCGTTAAATGTTTGGTCATTAGTGTCGCCGTCGCCGTCCCAATCCCCACCCCATCGTATTTCAATATCTTTATCTTCAGCTATTAAAAGAAATAAATCTGACATTTCCTTAAATCTTTCTACATTCTTCGGTTCATACGGGTAAGGTGCTATGTCAATGGCATGAGAAAAACCATCTTCACCCGGTATGTGTTTTGAATTCAGGGTTTCAGATTTACCTGATTTTATTAAAACTATTTGGTCCGCGCGGGTTCTCACACCCCCCATTGGCATAACGAATATATCAAAGAATTTCAATACTTCATTAGCTATTAAAATTAAATCTGGATGTACTTTTTCAAGTCTTGATAAAGATTGTTTACCGAATTTAAACATTATTTTTCTCCTGTAATAAATGCTTATGAATATCATCTACTTTATTTCTTACGTAATCAAAATCTTTTTGCTTTACATAATTTTCTTCAATTAAAGTTATACGCTCTATTTGTCTTTTCCAAACGTAACGGGTTAAGGCCAATAATCCCAATGATAGCACTGTTAAAGCCCATCTAAGAATAGTTGGTATACTATCGTACAAGTCAGTCCAGTTATCGGGAGAAGTATTCATAATTAGGCTACCAAAAAAGAAGTTTCAAAATTGAATCTGAAGACTGAACCATTCATTTCTACAGCCGTGAGTGGGTCACCTCCAAGAGTTGCGTTAGATATATCACGTAAACTAATGTAATCAGAAGAATCAAGCATACCGCCAACATCTTGTTGGTTGAGAAACACAAGCCCCTGCGCTGCGCCTACACTTACTGTATATTCCTGACCTGTTCTAAACACTGGAGTGTAAGGTAAATCACCGACGCCTAATTGTGCTGAATTCGGCATCGTACCTTTACTACTTAAGCTTATTGTACCCCACACTTTTACAAAATTTCCAATCTTAACACTGTTAGCTACTTGTGTTGTGTATGTAATCCCGTATAAATTCGGTAAATCCCCTAGGTCAACAAGTCGTGGCGTCCAGTCTAAATACACTGGGTTAGTACCACTTCCGCCCGTGGGTAAAGCTATATTTTGTAGTTCCGTGCCTAAAGCGTTCCATTGCATTATCTTAAGTGCTTCGGGAGTTGGCATAGTGAACGTAACCAATGAAGGGTCGCCATCAGAAAGACCTAACAGCCTGTTAGTTCTGTCTGATAATCTTTGCACTATCATAGTAAGTTTATCAACAGTGGCTTCTAACGTGTCTGCGGGTAATTTATCGCCTTGAACTAAATCAGTTAACTGTGTCATGGGTGGGTCACGATAAATTATAACTGATTCCGTGGCTAATGGTGCGGTTCCAAAAGTAACTGTGCCCCCTGCGGGATTTCCGGCTCCTGTAACAGTGTAATCCGTAACGATAACTTGCAGAGTTTCGACACCGGTTAATGTTATGGTTTTTATTACTTTTAAATCAGCATCAACATTAAATAAATAAGGGAATGAAAACCCTGTTGCTGCTCCATTCCCTACGGCAGATGTTCGATTTAATGTGGTATTTATAGTCATAATTAATCCCAGTAATTCATTGTATCAGATAAGTTAGTGTAAATATATCCGTTAATTAAGTATTAACATCGAGTTAATGGCCCCAGATTTGAGTGATTCATGTTCAACTTCACCCCTCAATTTAGGAAATTCTTTTAGCAATTGACCCTTTGCTAAACCCCGATATTCATTTATGTATTTTTCTATAAAATTTGCTCTGCTTCCGTCAGGGCCGTCGGTGTAAAACGAACTGTTATAAATTCCAGACATGACGTTTTTATCTTGTATAACATCATTTAGAAAATCTTTTAATCCTAATCCGAATGTGGGGTGTTTAATTTCATTACCTGCTAATTCAACGTATCGTTCATAAGCATGTGGGTGTTTTCTTAAATTAATAGTCACGTTTCCGAACACAGTTTCATGTTTTGGATTGGTTGGAAAAAACCCTAACCGTTCTAATTCAGTATCGATTGGTTCTGGGTTTTCAACTCTGGAATAAAATGGTGATATAAAATCATAAGCTTTACCTAATCCGGATTCGAATGAAACTTTTCGGCCCCATATATCTCTATGATGTGGTAATTCATCAGACCACCATGGACTACGTTTTTTAATTGAATCGGCCATGCCTTGAGCAGACCTTAAAAACGGGTCAATGGACCTTGTTATTGCCGCAACACCACTGGGTACGAGTGATGAAGCTAAACTATCAAAATAACTTTGGCCGTATCTATCCGGACTGGATACCGCGTCAAATAATTTACTGATGCCTTGCATATAAGTTTTAGAGGTTAAATTTTTAGCAACCGCTAAAGTTGCGGTCACTATTAAATCTTCGATTTCTTTATCAGCAGCTTGTGAATTAGTTATTATTTCAACAATATCCGCAGATAATCCTACCGTCATGCCTAATGGGTCGGCTCTATTATATGCAAAATTTCTACCGTCAATATTAACACTGTATTTTTGTTTACCCATTCTGTTATACAAACCGCGTTCGCCGGAACGTGTTGGGCCTTGACCTGTTATCTGTCCGTTTAACCTTAAGTCCATAGCCGCTAACATTATGAAACTACCAGTTGAAATTTTAGCGAGTGCTACATCACGTCTAGCCCCGCCCGCCCTAACGTCTTCGCGAAAAGCTTTAACCACGGGAGCTAGCGGCGTACGTTCTAATGAAAACGCCAATATATTCACAGGTGTTCTTTTAAAGGGTAAAACCAATCTGCCTAATACTGGAAATTGTTGTATTTTATCTGCGAGTTGTTTAGGTAACCAGTCAGTTGTATTAGTAAATGTTTGATAAGTCGCAGCATCAATAGAAGCTAATTTTATATTCTCGGGTGGATTTTGAACTATTTCGGCAGCACGTTTTTTTATATCACCTTGAGTTATCACACCCTCTTTAAATTCTGTTGTAGCTTTTCGTAAAGCCTGAGCGTTAAGCTCCATTCTATATCCAATTGATTTGAAAAATTCATCACCCGTATTTAACATTCGACCCGGTAATTGTGTGAAATTATCTAAGCCGTCTAAACCTTTCCCTACCCAAGTATCACTGGATACTTTCCAAGTTTCACTTGAAAATGCGCCTACTCTTGGTAAATCAATTTTATTGGTTTTACCAAATTGGCTTTCACCTGACGCGGCGGTTTTAAAAGTTCCGCCGAATTCATCGGCATTAGCTTTTAATATTTCTTTTGCATTTTTCATTTTCCCTTTTACTACGGACACAACTGAATCTTTAATGGCTGTTCTACCTTTAGCAGATATAGCTAATGTTTCTTTTATGCCCTGTACTAAACCGTGGACTTGAGTTATAGCTTCTCCGAATACAACGCCGTCTTCTGTACCCAGTACTTTTGATATATGTGATGCTGTTGCACGTTCGTAAACTTGCATACCTGCTACACTCCAATTGCTCATAGCATTTACAATATGTGTTGTAGGTGCTGATAAAAGTCCATTAATCCAAGCTTGAGCAACACCATCCATTGTTTTAGATAGTGTACTCTGTTCAATAAATTTAGACATTTGAACTTCCATGCCATTATCAGCAAAAGCTTTTATTCTTTTAGCCATATTAATTGCTACTTTACTACCTCCAGATTGTTCTAAAATTTGTTCTAATCCTTTTGCTATTTCGGCATTACCTCCGGATGGTATTTGCCAAGAATTTAATGCGCGACCTGCTTCGGCTCGGGCAGATAAAGCATGTTTTTGTATGGCATCATGGACGGTTACCATTTTTCTGAACGCAAATAAATTAGCCGCACTTGGATTTTTGACAACTTCTTCCGCCACTTCTTTTAATTTAGTACCAGATTGTACCCAAGCGTTTCGGACGGCTAGTGATTGTTCTGCATTTAATGCGTCACCTGTTCTTCTTTCAGATAATATTTTCCACGCGTTTTGTTGTTCTGCATTTAATTTAGTTTGTTTATGAGATATTTTTCCGCGTTTGCTTTTATTAATGTCTGAAGCATTTGCTGATTCCATATTTTTTAAAACTGTTTTAATGTCTTCATCACTATCTATTCTAGCAAAATTAATATTAGATTCGGTATCAGTTTTTTTAAGCACGTCTTTAGCTTTAATGCCACCGGTTTCTTTCAACGAGGATTTAACATTTTTTAATATTAAAGAATCTGCATTTGAATCACCTATTATACTAAAATTTTCTTTAGTTAAAGATTCCGAACTATCTTTCATTGCGGGTTTGTTTAATAATTCCTTAACAATTCTTGTTTGTTTTAATGCTCTTAATGCCATTACTAAGGGTTCAATTGCTAACCCAAAGCCCACACCTTCAAGCGTGCGTTTTAGCCTTCTATCCATAGAAGTGTCACCGGGTTGTGTTTTCATAAATTCCGGAATTATTTTCTCTAGTGCTGGCACGTCAGATAACAAGTCACCCAATAATGCTTCTTTGGCGTCCGCCGTTTCCATAAATGAAAAATCAGTAACCGCGCTTTGCGCCGTAGCTTTTGCAATTTTACCTGATGTTTTTGCTGGCTGAAAAGCTTTAAAGGGTTTTAGTTTACTCGTTGCAATAAATCCGCCGATAAATGTAACAGCCTTTTGTACTAGTTTTCCAGTTGTGGAATCTTTATCTTTTGATTCAAACGGATTTGGGACTTGTATTAATTTACCTTGTGCTTCTTCACTGGTGTCAATTCCTACAGCTTCATCAAGTGAGTTTCCTAAATCATCTATAGTTGCTATTAAACCATTAGCGGCATCTATTAAACCACCAGCTAAGGCCGAAGGTATTTCAGTTATGCCGCGCATAACATCCTTGGCTATGTCTGCCGTTAATGAATTTTCTGACTCCGCTGAAATTTCTAAAGAGTTTACACCTTTATGAAATTCGGGTTCTATTTTATTTTTGTCAATCTTAGGTGGTTTTTCTTTTTCATCCACTACTTGTTTTTTAATTTCAGGCTCTGGTTCTGATGAACCAAATTCAGATTCTAATTCTGATTCCATTACATTAACTTCGTTTTGTTCCCGATTGGCTATGTAATTAGGTTCTGAATCGTCTTTAAATTCATCGACACTAAAACCTAATTTTTCCTGCAATTGAGTTTCTAATATATTTTGTTCTTCCGGAGTCATTATTTAGAAGCCTTATCTGATTTTAATTTTCTTTGTGCTTTGTCGTCTACGTGTTGCTTCCACAAAGTTATAATACGTATTTGCCTGTTCTTTTCATGTACATCTATATCGCCCTTTTTAAAAGCTTTAATCATAGCTTTATATGTAGCCCCGATATCGGGTTCGTTTCTAGTGCCAACTAAATGTCTGGGCTTCGCACCTAGCGTGGCCGTTGCTGTGGCTGGTACTATTTTAGTATCTTCCACGATAGCTTTAAATTCTTTTGTGGCTTCTTCGCGAGTGGCATTTTTATGTTTAGCAGTCCAGTCTATCCAATCGTCTAATGCATTGGCTCTTGATTCAGCTAACGCTAAATTTGGATTTGTTTCACTGACTTTCAAAGCTTCTTTTATGAATTCATCACCTCGGTCATACCAATTCGGTAATGAACCACTTATGGATTTAGCAGCAGAAATATCCAATAGTCTGTTAAAATGTGAAATTTCTAATTTACCTGCATTTAAAGCTGTGTTTGCTGCTTGTTCCACAGGTAGACCTTTATCTGCAATGGCCCTTAATTCACCATATAATTCGGGATTGGTTTTAACATCTATTGTACCTTCGGCACGTTTGATAAAGTATTTATATTTATCAACACTAAGTCTGTCTTTTTGTGACTGAACCCAATCTAAATCTAAATCACCGGCCTGTGCTAAGTCTAAACCTTCTTTCGCTGTTGAGTCTTCTAATTCTTTTTGTGCAGCTCTGTTTTTAGTATTTTCTTGTCTAACAGAAGCATTATTGTGCTGCAATATACTAGTGGTAGTACTTATCATGTAATTGATTAGGGGATTAAGTTTGTCGTGTGGAATTTCTTCGCCCGCATTTCCTGATTTAATAGCCAATAATAATGTAGCCGCTTTATTGAAATCATTTTCCAAAACAGCGGATTGGTAGGCCCCTTGTATTGCTGCCATTTTTAAATCAACTATAGTAGATTTTATTAGTTCAGTTTTCATTTTTTCAGGGAGCTTAATATTAGCTATTGTTTCCAACTGTCTAGTTACGGTGTCATCTAATTGTGAAGGGTCCAACAAAACTATATTTTTATTGTTACTAAATATTTCTTGTACTTGTTTAACTTGGAATTTTGCTTTTTCGGCAACTTCAAATTTCATCGCTCTAGCTATAGAAGTATTTTTTACATCGTTAAGTTTGGTTCTAAAACCTTCTATGTCTGTTCCGGGTACTGCATCTTGTTCCATTTTCCCAATGGTGGTGTTAATTCTATCACGTACTATGTCAACATGACCTTCGGCATCTTCACTGGCTTCGGCTTCGTCTTGTTGGTCTTGCTTTGACATTTCCAGCATAGTGTCGGATACGTTTCTTTCATTAGCCAAAAACGCATCACGTTGTTGTTTGGCAGCTAGTACTTTACCCCCTTGTGAAATACTTTGACCCAATACACTGTTAGCTACTGATATTTGTGCGCCGAAAGCACCTGCTGTGTTACCTATGTTTACATTAGCAGTTGGTAAAGTGTTCGCGTTACTTTGTATTAGTTTAGGCATAATAATTATTTTATATTAATTTGAACTCGAAGCCGCTGAACCAGCAGCACTAATCACACCTGCAACAGCCCTTCTGTCACCTGCCTGTCTAGCATTTATTCCGGCCCGTCTGTCTAAAATCGCACCTTCTCTTAAACCTTTAGCTCTTTGTTCACCATTGAATCTTATAGTTTGTGCTTCCAATTCATCCTCTATAGCATTGTCATACATTACATCCAACGCAGAACCGCTTAGTGTTATACCGTTAGACCCAACTGATGATACTAAAGCCCCAACTTTTTTTCTTGCTGACCTTCTAAATCTATCTTCGTGTTCTTTAGCAGAGGCTAAAGCTAATGTGGCATTACGTTCTTTTATTTTTGCTTCATAACCTTTCCTTTTGTTAATAGCTCGGCCTTCATCGGCTGCTGATTTAGCTTTAGCCAGACCCCCAATTAAAACTATAGCGGCGGCAACACCCATTTATTTAAGCCTCGCATAAAGGGCAACATCTTGTCCCGTAGGATAAAAACTTTTCATTTTTTCAGCTTCTAAATTAAAACCTAACATTTTAGCCCAACGATGGGCCTGTTTAAAATCACAATCGACATACATTTCTATTCTTTTTTGAGCCGAACATTTTAATAAATTTATTAATATTTTCGTTATACCTAATAAATGTCTGTTTGAATTTTTGTCCATTAAACTCCAAACCATAGCCCTGTTTTCCCATAAATCAATTATGCCAACACAGCACATTATGTTACCTAAATTATCTCGTATGGCATAAGATTCTAAAGCTACTAAGTCATCATCAGATGCACAGAATGAACTTTCGGTAATTTTTCTTTGCCATTCTTGAATCTCAATGTCTTGTAAATCACCTAGACTTAATTTTTTTAGAATCACTATCTATCCTGAGTTATTAGTTGTGGCATAACTGCCAATATAGTACCGGGTAACGGGTCACTTTGCCTAACGTAAATATACCCGTTAGTATCATAATCACCATCCCATCCTATCTCTATATCACCTGTAAATAGAGGGACTGCCGTATCCATTAAATCATTTGAAGTTCTAAACACCTGAGTCGTTAAATTATCTTCATCATCACCTGTTTCTAATCCAAGTAAATCTAAAACTCTTAATATAACACGATGAATTCTTTTTATTTTTCCTTGTGCTGTGCCGTCTGCTGCTCCGGCTTCTATTGGTAACGTTTTCATATTACTAATGTATCCTAAACCTACGTGAACATCGGAAGCGGGGTCAGCTAAAGTTATGGCCCCTAAATTAACTAACCTGTCTGGGTGCGCGGCTCCGTCAACTAAAACTTTTACCGTCTCACCTTCTAAATGTTCCAATCCGCTTATGGTTGTCGTGGCGGCTCCTGAATATGAAAGCCCCGCATCAACAAAGAAAGCATCTTTTTGTAAATCCGTTTGTTCCCAATCTTTAGTTAAATATTCGACAAATTGTTTTGTACCACCGTTAATGTGACGTTCTACAACAAGCCATAAATCATCCCGGTCTTCTGCTTGGGACGGTATTGATGATATCGATTTTACTTTAGCGGTTATGGTTTTTCCCGCGTCACTATAACCACCTAAAATATGTTTGTGCCAACCGAAAGATTCTAATTCTTTTTCGTAAGTGAAACCAATTAAAGCACCATCACCCCGAACGGCCCATATCACGCTATGCGGTTCTTCCTGATATGTTATTTCTTGCAATCCTGTTGCTGTTATGTGTTCGGCAATTTTAGTTAAATTATTAGCTTTGAAACCTTCAGCATCAAAACTATATGAAAGTTCCATAAGCTTACGTTTTGCACGTTGTATGTAAATTATATCAGACCCGGCTTTAATTGGTGCAGTAGCAGAACAACCATTCCCTGATGAACGTGATGCATTTACATTAGATGGTGTTAAGGCTTCACCATTGACACTCGCTCTTATCAGCCATTGCCCACCAGCAGTACCAGCTATTAAACCCTTCGGGTCATCCAATAAATATTCAACAAGATTAACACTATTTGAGCTTAAGGTCAATGACACGCTATTACTATCAAGTACTGTAGAATCTGCTTCAGTTGGTGCAAAAAAAGTATAGTCTCCTGTATTACTGGTATCTATTCGCTGTGGAAAAAAAGTGGAACCCCCTAATACTAATCTGTTTTCGAAAAATGCAACAACGCTAGGCCAGCCATCGGTATCTGAATATAAACCCATTCTAAAATTAACTGTGGCAACTGTTGGGGCCGGACCGTAAATGATATCCGCTGTTACAACAGTATCACTTGTGAAAGCATCTATAATTAGCATAGCCCAATTATTAGCACCATCTTTGAGTCTTATAATTCTACCAACATCAGTGGATAAGAATCCCAAGCCCCCATTTATGCCAGCAGTTGCACTGGCTGTTATAGTGGCTCCGACTCCTGTAGCTACACTCGATACCAAAGTGGTTGTGGTTTGATTTATGTCCAGATAGGGACCATCAGGGCCATTACCTAATATCGACGACAACAAATCTGCATCTAATATCCAATTCGTGTGGCCAGTTCTTGTTAATGCTGCTAATTTATGTTTTTCATGCGCTAGATATAAAGTATCAGCCGACTGTGTGAAACTTATACCTTTAAGTTCACTTTGGGTGTATGTGTGACTGATTTCGTAAACTTTTGAACTTAATCCGTCTGACACGTAAGCAGTAAATGCTGTGCTATTTATACCGACTAATTCATAAGTGGTAGTGGTTAGTACATTAACTTTGAAACGTTGACCATTTAATTCTGTCATGCCAACGATACCGTCTAATTTAGTGTGCTGGTCATTAACTAAGTTATGCACAGCAAGGGTGGTAACAACTGCGGGATTAGCCTGTGTTACGTTTGATATTATTACTCCAGCTTCTAAAATTGCAGCTTTATTTCTATAAAATCTAAAATAATTTTCACCGGCTTCTATCATGTAAGCCTGTGTTGTTGAAAATTCAAACTGAATTAATCGAGTTATTTTAGAACTGTATTTAACTTCAGCCGTGAATTTCGTTCCACTTCGGCGCAACAATGGGCCTTGAATTAATGGTATGTAGTTTTCCAATAACTGAACTGCGCTTTGGTACTTATCAAAGTCACTTCTTGAACGAAGCAAGGGTGATATTTCGCCAGCACTAAAACTTTGTTGCATGGGTGACGCTTTAGGCATTTTTAATTCCTTGCTGTAATCCAAGAATCATCAGGTGGTGATTCAGCTATATTAGAAAAGGCATTAACTTTTCGAGCCATGGCAATGGCTTCTCTATAATCATCTTTAGTGATTTGTTTTTTCGTGTTGGACTGAGTGAGACGTTCATTAATCTGTAATGCCAAAGCTATGGCGAGTACATCTATAAACGCATCATCAAATAAATTTGGGTCAATTACTTGTTTGATATATTTAAGTTCTATTATGGCAGCTGAACTGGATAGCAGTTTTCGACCTTCTATTTCCCAATCTGTATCCTGATTAGTTGGTAATGGACGTATACAATCGGAAGGTAATGAAAATTGATAATCCTGACCAAAAATTGGCGTAGTGGTATCGGGGGCTAATAATGTTCTTGCTTTCGCAAAGTTCCATTTGTATTTTCTTATTTCTCTATCTCGAACTAATGCATATGCAAAATTACATTCTTTTGCTTCTTTTGAATTTTCAGTTAGAGAAGAAATTCTGCTGGCTCCTACTTTTTGTAAAGCTAAATTACAAATTTCTACTTCAGAAGCCATTTTTAAACCTACTTTATTATAAATACCAACTAAGAACATTCTTAGTTGGTATGTGTTTTTACATTATTGAACTAACCTTCGTGGACGATTAATTCTAATGATATTGTACCTGCTGTATCAATAGCCGCAGTGATTACATTTACCACCACATCAAATTCACCACCGGGGTCTTCCGTTAAAGCTGGTACGATATATTGCCAAGCTTCTTTACCGTAGTTTGAACGGTCGCCACCTATGGCTTTTTCACCTGCTGTAGCACCAACGATACCTGCTGCTAAAGCGTCTGGGTCAGCGGTTATTTGGCCTCCAACACCTTCAAAGCCCAGTGTTAAAATTGGTGCTGTTGCTGCGCCTAAACCGTCGTGTGACAATATAGAACGATGTGAAATAACCGAGTTAGAGGCAATACGTCCCATATAATACTTAGAACCTACACTATCTGCCGCGCCGGTTTCTACCGTTTCAGTAGACACCCGCACCCGCGCATTTTTTAAACTTCGTTTGGCTTTAACTGTGGGAACGACGTTTTTAATTCCGTTCATAAATTGAGAGCCACTTAGTGCTACTACTGCCATTTTATTTACTCCTGATTAGGTTTATGAAAATTTATGTTTCTACACAAAGAACTTCAATTACTTTCTTTTCTTGTGTGCGCGTAGCACCGATAGTGGCTTTCATAAATACTTGTGTCAAATAGTTCTTGTCTTCACGAACATCAATATGTGTTTCTAAACCATTCCATTGGCCCAAAACGATACCTGACTTAGCCCAAGCGATACAACGTCTGTCACCATTGGAATCGACGCCTAGTTTTTCATTTCGAATGAACTTGAACCCCATGAATGAATCGACTTGACCCTGCACCAATGCTTTAACTGTATTGAAATCCGCACTTGTGACTTCAGTTGTAGCTAACAGATTAGTTAATTGTTTGCTACCTACTGCAAAATACAATTCATCATCTTCGTCAACTTCGTTTAAGCCAAATTTTTCTTTAGCTGTTCGGAGTTTACCGAGTGTTAACCCGGTTGCCGCAGGTGCAATTTGTTGGTTAGTGGTATCAAAGGCAGTAACGGTCACACCATTTTTTCCAGTTTGCGAACTACCTAACAGTGCATCACGAATTACGACGTTAACTTTACGTGCGTACGCTGCTCGCATTGCTGCGGCATATGGAGAAATTGGACTATTAAGAGAACGGATTTCGTCTTCTTTGTCAACTGGTAAAGCTTTGTTATAATCTGTTGGAAAAACCCAACGTTGTTTGTGTTGAATGTCACCGAATAATGTATCACCATGACGAGTTGTAACTTCGTCGAATTCTACTTCGCCGAATTGTTTAATTACTTGTGCGCTTTCGCCACTATAAGATTTAGTCTGGACACCACGAAGCATCATAGGCATTTTTTGCTGAAGCAATAATTCTACGTTAGTGGTAAACGAACTGTGGAAATGGTCTGGAATTTCAAAAGGCATGGTCTTGTCCTCGTAAGTTGTTGAAAAATTTATGTGTTATCTTTCAAGCTTATCCTTACGGGGCTTTTCATCGTATCACAATTGGCCGGTTAAGGTTATCAATCCAGATACGGGGAGAAGATTACCCCCCATATACCGAAAAGTTACCAAATTACATACTATATGTCAACCTTTTCCTATAGATAATTTATGCAGTCTATCCATTTCCGCCAAGGCAAGGGTATCACCTTCAATATAACGTTTTGTGAACGCCGGGTCAGCTTTCTTTTCCTGAATTTTTATTCGAGCTTCAGCGGGTGATAGCACATTAAAACCTTGTCGGTCTTGGGTATCACTTTCAAAAGTGTCTTCTAATAATGATGCACCGATATTTTGTAGCAAACTCATTGTTCGATGAAAACCCAGTGATTCTTCCAAGCCGTTTAAATCTTCATCTGTAATTCCAAATTCATTTGCAGCGCGTCCAGCAATATTAATATTTTGGTCATACTTAGCTCCCCATTCTTTCTTAAGGTCATTATTGTCTTCTTCAGCAATTAAATTATACTGTTCATCGTTATTTTCACCAACGCCGTTCTGATACTCATTCCATTTATCTGAAATAATAGCTGCCTGTGATTTACTTAGACCAGCTTCGAAAAATATGACTTTCATTGCTTCGGCCAAATCTTTATCACCTCCCACTTCAGGTACTTCAATCTCATATCCATTTGAGGCTTCGGGACGACCTAATTTGGTATAATAACTCGACAAGTCTTCAGGCGTCGCATCTTCACCCGGAATAGAAACCAAATTATCCGGATTACCTGACATTTTTTCTAAATTACGATAGCTGTTAATCACGGATGATGGATTTTCCCATCCTTTAACACCAACGATGCCTTTATCTTCATCAGATAGACCTTCAAGCCAAGTTTGCGTATCATCTCCTGTGCCATCGCCACCTGTACCACCTGTACCATCACCAGCTTGTTCACTGAAAATATATTTTAAAATAAACATTGTTATGATTCTCCTGTTTGTGTTAGATTAATAATGTTCATGTTGTGTTCTCCATATTAAATCCCTATTTACTTTAGGGATTCTTTTTATGTTTTGCTATATTCAGATATCAATTCATCATCGGACATTTCAAGATGGTGTTGAATTCGTAAAAAAGTTTCTCTACGACCATTTAGCATATCAGAAATTTTTTGATTCGAATGAAAGGTTGTTGTGTTTGCTCTGCAAAATCGCATTAAATCTTCTAATACTTCTTCACCTTCTTCAGTACTAAAAACTCGTTTGTACATTTCCGCACGGTTTAATAAAAATTGTTTTAGTTTTATGTTTTCTTGGTCTTCCGACATTACCGTCTACCTATCATATTGTAAAATGTGTTTCTAACTATTGTTACTATTGGACCGGCTGGAACGATAAACATTGAACTTACAATACCGGCCGTAATTATAATGCCTGATATGAAATGACCTGCTATATACGCAGTCAGCAACAATCCAGACATTGTAACATTACCGGTCAACGATTTAAAAGTCTTTTTATTAATAATTCCAGTTGTTAATATATTACCCGAAAGTACTTTTAATATTAATTTAGAAATCCCTCCGGAATTAGTTATAGAACCTGCTAAACTTTTTAATGTTCTTTTAATTAAACTACCAGAAGCTGATATAATCCCAATGACTATTTTAACAAACACAATTGAATTTGTTAAAATACCTGAGGGAGTCATGTTCCCAGTGAATAATTTTAAGGTACTTTTTACTAAAGAACCTGCAACCATTATTGAACCTGAAAGCAATTTTAAGAAAGCTTGGGTTGTGTCAAGTATTCCTGAAATTGTTATTGACCCTGTCAAGTTTTTAACGAATACAATGGCTGATGATAACACGCCCGACATTGTGAAAGAACCGGCGAAAGATTTAAGCGTTCTCTTAATTACATTTCCAGACATAGTGTAACTGCCTAACACCACTTTTGATATTAGTTTGGCTAATGAACCTGCTAGAGTTATTGAACCCGAAACTATCAAAGCAAAAAGTACTGAAAAGCTTAATGACCCTGATAGTGTTATTGAACCAATTATTAATTTAGTAAAGGCTTTTAAGCTAGATAAAATACTTGTCATGGTTATAAAACCATTTAATATTTTAATAGTTAACTTAGTTATTAATCCACTTAACGTAATTATTCCTGTTAATGCTTTTAATGTGTTCTTTAATACTGAACCTGTGATTGTTATTGAACCAGTTATTGTTTTTAATATGACACCCGGTATTAAAAGCCCCCCTAAAGAACTTACCATAGTAATAGAACCGGCCAATGTAATACTTGTTAATTTATTAACTATACCGGAAATACTAACATTGCCTACGACATTTTTTAGTGTTCGTTTAATTAATGAACCCGTTGTTGTAACACTACCCGCTAAACTTTTTAAGGCTTTCTTTATTATAGAACCAGTTAGCGTAGTTGAACCAGTGACTGTTTGATTAAAAGTCGTGCCTGTAGATTTCGTTATGGTAGCATTTGCGGTATTGGCGTAAACGGTTGGGTCAGATACACGAAAATTTATGCTATCATTATCTGCTGAATCTGCTGATATAAATGTTACAGTGTATTCGTGTTCTGTTCCAGAATTATTAAGCTCTGCAATACCACCAGCACCCGTTTCAATTACACCTTCGTTGGTAGTTGCGAAAGTGGTTGCGTTTATTTGTTGGGTGCAATCATTACCGTCTGTTAAATTTGTGCTATTGTAATATTGGCATCCAGTACTTGTGTTCGTTAAATTATTATATGCACCACCATTGATACTGAACTGTAATTGGCCGGAAGAAATCGTAGATTCCCCGGTGTCGAATATCGCGAAACGTACTCGTAAATTTACATTACCCGCAGATACATCAACGTCCGTTGTTGTATTTACTACTTCTAACCATGTGGCCACAGATTCAGAACCGTCATCGTTTCGCCACCGATAATCGGTCTGAGTAATAGCCATGGTTTATATCATTCTGCGTAATGAAGCTATTCTATCTGCCGCCACAACATTAACATTAGTTAAACATTGATACAATTGATGGACTGCTATCATGGCGTTTTTAGCGTCCGTAACCATAGATACTTGTGCAGTCGTCGCCGTTCCCCCGAATAAAGAATTGGCGAACAACTGGTCTGTACCCCCGTTGGCTGTTCTGGCTTCTAATAAATCTTGATACGATTCCTCTGCTAAAATTAAATTTTGTGACACAGATTTAGAATGTTGTTCAATGATTCGTTCGACCAAGGCCCAAGTTAAATTATTTGAATGTGGCATTTTCTAACTACCCGATGGTACAGTTAATTCATATGTAAATTGAATACTGTCTCCGCTAACAACATTAATAGATGTGAATACTGAACGGTCTAATAAAGTTCCAGCAGTAAGTGCGGAAAATATACCATGTTCTGTAATAGCTAATGTTGCCGTGTAAGCTAATGTCGCTACAGTTTGATAAATATTCGTACTTGCGCCTTCACCTTGAGTGCCACTTACTCTTGAACCAATTTGTGTACCTAAAGCAGTATCCGCAATTGCTTCAGCTATTGCGCCTGTACCAGATGCATGGAATCTAAATAACGCCACATCGGTAGTATTCGCTTGTAAGCCGTCAACAATATAATTAACACCGACAGTCGTTATGACTTTAGTACTGACAATACCATAATCAATTATTTCGCCAGTAGCTTTTATTAATTTAATTTTCAATATGGCTTCAGGTGATATCGCACCGAAACTAATACCGGGAACTAAATTAGCTAATGCTTTTGCTGCTACTCTTAAATCAAGCAGACCGCGCATGTATTCATTTTTTATTAGTACCCAAATCTTTCTTAGTTCTATTTGAAATTTTTTCATCGGTTCGACCTCGTTTTCGTTTTCCTGTTAATTGTAAATACTGTTGTTTTTTGATGTGGAAAAAAATTCTAACCCATCTTAATACACTATTCATTTTAATCCCCCATTTGTGTCACCGTCCCGAAGCCGTCCAATACACCTGCTGCTTTAACCATAGAAACATGCGTTGCACCTTCGGGTACTGCAAAAACTTCTACGCCCTGTGGATGATAAGTGTTACCAGTTGTATTCGCTACAGCTGCTACACCTGAATTACCAAACTGAAGAAACACATCCACACTGGTGGATATTCGTACTATATTGGCCCCATTTAAAGTGACTCTTACTTGACTAACAACAAGTGATACAAAAAAATCGTTAGTATGATTTAAAGGTAATACTTGTATGGTATCACCATTTAGACTATGCACACCGCCCGTTACATATTTCTTATCCGTCATCTAATACACCACCTTTAGCTAGCCCAGCTACTGCGGGTAAAGCTTCTACAGTTTTGTCCATTTCGGCTTGTTGTTGCCTCCCGTCTCTTTTTTCCTGAACTTGTTCAGCCGTCGAACGCCATCTAGCGGGTACTGCATTAATTTCCATAAGGTCAGGCATAGCAGCGTCCATATTAATATGGTCAAAAGCACTAATGTCTTGTGTTGTATTAGCATGTGTTGTAGCGATTTCAATAGTTCGGAATAAACCGGCTGCTTCTTCAGCTTTTTGTGCCCTTGATAATGGGGAATCATATTCAACTTCATATTCACCTTCCGCTTCAATTAATTCATTTGGCATTGGGGGTAAAACGTTTTGTCTTAACAGTATGTCCAACTCACGTTGTATGGTTGGACCTAATGATTCTGATTGCTGTCTACCCATAGTGGGTGAAAGTAATGCACCTTTTTCTTGAGCGCGTTCTAAAACTTCAGTGGCAGTCATCGTTGGGTTATCTGTTAATATTTGAAACAGAGTTACCAAAAATACATCATTAATAATTTGTCTTTCTAATTCCATCATCTGATGGCCAACGGCTAAATTACCTGTTGGTAAAGTGTGAACAAGTGCGCGACCATCCGCTGACACGCCCCCGGGTACAACTGTTCCGGGTTTTAAACTTATGCTATCCACAACACCATCATCATGTGTTAGTAAGATAGGAGCTACTACTCTGTGACCTTGAATTAAAACTGTTTTCTTTTGTTCATTTAAAGTTTTAATGGCTGGCAAAGCCAACATTGCAGGTGAACGTCCATAAACTTCGCCGGGTGTTTGTGTATATCTTGAAATGGAATATGGAAAAGTATTGTAACCGCCTTCCGATAAAATAATTTTTTCTTTTTTAGCTATATACAAAGAACGAAAAGGCATACCTTTGAAACCTTTACGTGTTGGGTCGATATCGTCTCGTGGTTCGACGCAATGTACAAACCAAAACTTAACACTCGGGTCATGTCCTAACGCTTTTCGAATGTCGGGCGTTAAATTATCTTCACCCCATTTTTGTTTTGCTTGTAACGCTGTGTATTCAAATAATCGGTAAACGGTATCCACAACGCCTTGATGATTTTCAGAAAAATATATCTGACCCAAGTGACATGCTTTATATCGCATACCCCGTCCGGACTTAGCCTCGTCAATAAACATTGACCCGGTTCCAAACGCACCTAAAAATAAATATATGCTGTGTTGTTGTGATGCAAAATTTGCCTGTGGGCTGTATCTGGCTCTAAACAAAATATCATTAACATCGTCAAACCACATTTGGACGTTGTGACTTTTATTTAATTCGTTATCAGAAGCTCGGAGTCTGTGCCATTTGCTGTTACGTGGTGTCAACATACTTTCCATGGCGGCAGAAAAACGAGTCAATGCTACAGGTGCGGTACTATCGTATAACTTTCGGGTTCTTTTTTCGCCGGGTTCGTTACCTAAACCGTGATTATTAAACAAACCACTGTATGAAGGCCAAACTCTATCAGCAATTTCTTCCCAATGATTTTCCCAAGTCCCACGTTCGTTTTGAAGTTTCTCAACAATGGCGACTTTCTGTTCGGCTACGTTTGGCATTAACTAACCTCTTAGTACCCGGGCAGCATTTGAAAAATTTGTATTGTTTCCACGTTTGGCCGCAGCGAGTGCGACTTTCGCCGGGTTACGTTTTCGTGTTCGGGTAAAGGTATCCACAATTGGTGGTGGAGCTAGAGCAGCTTTGGGACCAGTAGTTGATGTGCCCTGTGCCCTTTTTGGTAAACCACCACCTTTCTTATCATTAATTTGGTCTACAAGACCCCCAATAGTGCCTGTTATCTTTTTAACTACGCCACCCATGATTAAGTTAACCCCGCAATTAAACCACGACCGCTAGTGAGAATAGTGCTTGCCCTACCTTGGCGCACTCGGTTACGCGAACCCCGTAATTTTTTTACTGCCTCCGTGGAAGCATCAGCTCGGGTGGGTATTTTTTTTTCTACTTTCGGTTTAGCTCTTGGTGGTAAAGATGGTGTAGGTGATTTAAATAAATTACCCATAATTATTTTCTCCAGATACGCTTATTTAAATTGTTTGTCAATAGTTAAAAACATCATAATCAACATCGCGGGCTTTTGCAAGTCTTTTTCTTGACCTTAATGATGTTGGGGTATTACGTCTACTAACTTTAACTGCGAATGTCAATGCCAAAGCATCCCCATGGTCTGGTGAAGCTAACCCTCTTGCCTTCATGCTGTCTTTGGCTTCTAAAATTATTTTATCGCCACCACCTTGGAACCCATACTGTGGCGCGGTTAAGTCATTGAATAATTCTTTGCTGTCGTCAACACAACCACCAAGTAACCAGTTTCGGGTCTCGCCCCACATGTAAGTGCGTAAATTATAATACTCACTGTCGGACGGAATCTTTCTACTATTAAACCATATCTCATTCACTTTATATTTCAGTTCTCGTAATCTGTCGATTACACCTGAACCATTCCCCGCATCGATATTAACTGCATCAGGATTATATTTGTCAATAGCTTCTGCACAAAAATAGGCAACTTGCATATTATCCATTGACCGAATGATAATAGGTGCTATCGATTTAGCATCACGGCCCTGTCTAAACCGAATGACCGTACTGTCATCTCCAAATCGCGCAACATCAACACCCATTACTAAGGGTGCGCCATTATCTTTCATAATATCCCTATCAGTTGCATGTTCCACAACACCATTGCTAATAAACTGATTAGCACCTTGATGCGGGAATAAGCCCTTCACTTCAATTCGTGCTACGTCGCTGTCTTCTCCGTGGGTATCAATAATTTTTTCATAGACTGCATGGTCAGTACCTTCGACTTCGCGACTATCAATATGCAAATTTCTCCAGTATTTTCTATGGGCATTGAAACATTTAAAAAACGAGCCACTATTTTGTCGGGGGTTACTAAATGCAATCCAGTACCGGTGTAACACTGGCTCTGTGAAAAAACCTTCGGACACTTTCCAAATACTGTCATCAATTCCGCTTGCTTCATCAAACAACAACATCATGCCTAATGGATTGTGTGCCCCGGCAAACGCATCTGGATTCTCTGCCGACCAACTTTGGGCCTCAGAATAATAATAACCGGGGTCAATCCCTAAATCTTCCTTAACTAATTTTGAATACCACGGCGCAGGTTTAATACTAAGAGCGTGTGGTTCAAACCAATGAGCATTAATTGACATGGTTTGCCATTTTCTGAATTCAGCCCATGTTCTGGATTTCAATTGTGATTCAGTATTGGCCGTGGTGATATTTGTACTGCCAACGATACAGGTTCGAAACCAATCTGATAACCATGCGAACAAAGCGGATTTGCCGGGTCCCCGTCCTGAAGCAATTGCAAGTTGGTACACTTCGGGACTTTTCCCGTTATTAATTAATCTTTTATTTTTTTGAATGTGGTCAGCAATTAATAACAGTTCTCGTTTCTGCCACTTGCGGGGACCCTTGATATGTTCTAAAACTGTGTCTTTTTTCCCCCAAGGGTATGAAAACATTACATAATTATATGGGTTCTCTGTAAACCGAGGACTCCATAACTCTCTCATAAGTTGTTCTTCTTGCTTGGCTGTGTATTTCATGTTGTCTTAATGTCTTTGATTAATAAGGATTTGTCGTACTGTTGTGATTAATTACCTTGTATTGTACGGGGTAATTCATGTAAAAATTTATATGTGATGTGTCCACTATGCAACGTATATCTCCCGCTCCGCGCAAAATCCGGGGTACGCCCCCACACACCCCCCACCCTAAGTTATTGATTTTCAACTGAATATGTCATTGTCATGTGGGTCAAGTGATTTATAATCACCTGTACTACGCTCAATAACATCAACAGTATCAATGACTTGATTGTCTTCGACTTCTTCATATTGTGCATTAACTATCAATAGCCTATTATTCGCATCGGCTAACGCCTTCTTGATATCGGGCTTATCATTGATGTTTACATCCAGCTTAGTACCATACACTTTAGGATTCAGTACACCGCTGCGCCACTTACGAGCGTCTATCATGTTACGGGCTTTCTGTGGGTCTAATGTGTTATCAGCTATATTGATGATATCATCGGCTATAGAGTCAGCATGGTCTACCCGTGCGCGTTGATACAGCTTGTCAAACTCTCCATATGTCATGCGCCACCTACGAACCGTTGATGCTTCAGGCATTCCTTCAGACTCTAAAACGGATTTAAGCGTTTCACCATTGGCTATGCGGCTGGTTATCACTTCAGCTATAAATTGGGAATATGTGGAGGGAATCGACATTGATTCATTCTATATCTATTTGATTTATTAATCAATAGTGACAAAATGTGTCATGTATTGACAAAATTAGGCCCAAAGCGACAAAAATAGTCACGCACATAGTTTTTAAGTCTTTGATTGTTATATATTTGAAGTTGGCACGTGGTATGCATTGTATAATCTAACTAACATCAAAACAGGTAAATATAAAATGTTTAAATTCACTTATAACGGTCACGATTACAACTATGATTTTGAAAATAATACCTTAATCAATATTGAAGGTGTGAAAGTGGCTCGAGTTGAATTAGCGGCAGATTCTAATTTTGATGAATATAACTATTTCATTCATATAGAATCAAATGAAGTTATGCAATCTATACATGAGAACGAAATTTTGTTTTCACAAAATCATGTGATATTAGCGGGATTATATGAAAGTTTTTACAACTAATTGAGGTAAACAAAATGGAAATATTAGAAGAAATTGCATACAATCGTATAGAATGGGATTTTGATAATAATATTGAAAC